ACGAAGACTACAAATCCAGTTTTTTTCATACTACACAATCCCCCTTCTATTCTACCCATGTCCCAGATTCTCTAGGGGCGGAAGACACTGTTGGCACCGAACGATCTAATCGATCTCCAGTTCCATGGAGGATATCCAAAACTCCCGTATGTCTTCGTACATGTTCCATGGATAACCCCTTGTTGTGTGTCTTCAACCATGAGTCCGCTTCTCTAGCTTCCCATCTTCTTTCTCGGTCTTTCATCCTAGACCAGACTCTTATCCAAGCTCCTACTCCAGCCATGTTGGAGTTCAGTCGCACATCTTTTGCCAGTCCCTCTCGACTAATGCTTGACCATCTGGACTGCAATTTCCCGTCTTTCCTCAATTTACTAGAGATTCGAATTGGCACACTATGTCTGAGCATTCGAATAGCTCCCTTGTGATTCTCTATTGATCTGTGGTGTACTGACAGAAGAATTGCCGCTCCAATCAAGCAAACTGCCATCCGCTGACAAGCTCCCGAAGAAGGGACTTCCCTTTTGTTTGATAGTCTAGTAGTGCATATGGCAGATTCGCTGATCAAAATGCAGGACACAATCAATGCCATTGTGAATCCTAACTTTCCTTCTTCGATATTTAAGACCAATTTACCCAGTATTCCCCTTGATAATCCTCCTATCTCTAGGAGGGTTTCCAATTCCACTGCCAGATTTGGGATCAATCCTCTAGGTACTCCGACTAGTGTGTCGATCTGGTATAGATTCAAAGCTCTCTCAAACTCTTTGTCCAAAGGTAAATTACAATACACCTTGGAGTTGATTCCTTGTCTCACTAGACTCTGCCAATCTACGTGCTGACTGTCTACTTTTTGTCTTAACCGTCTCATAACACAGTACACTTCTGAAGTCTGCGAGCTACTATACTGAGTTTGACAGAGTTGAACATCTTCAAATAAGACTCCGACAATGTCAAGTACTGATTTCTCATTTTCTGACATGATGGTCATGTAAGTCTTGTATATGACGGTCCCATGTCTAGACAAGAGAGAATGTACGTGGTCTCTCAGATTCTGTTCGATTCTTCGACTAATGCCAATATCTTGAACTTCCATATCCATGACTATAAGGTCTACATCCATGTTGAACTGTGCCTTCAGTTCACCGAAGTATTTCCATGTATCTGGGTGACTGAGGTCAGAAGGGTGTTCCCACACATTGTTTAAATTGACACATCTGTCTCTGATTTGGGGGATTCCATTAATTGCACTGGGTGGATCTGGAGTAGAGCCTCTCAGAGTGTTTCCTGTCAGCTCCAGAAGGCTGTTAAAAATGACACGACAGTGTTTATTTTCCCGTAACAAACAACTGGAGAGCCCTCCTGAACCGTCTCCACATCCGATCGCATCTTGGTAGTGAATTTTCATCCCTTTGAGAAGGCTCCTCAATTTGTAATGCGCTCCGGTCGCTTGTTGGCTTATCCGAAGTCCAGATATTGTCGGATTCTGTAATCGACTGAAGGTCCAGTCAGGCTTCTCTGTTTTTGTGGTGGAGTAAAACACAGGATACATAGTGATGTTCCCGTAAGCTTCTTGGCCCCATTCGGACATCACAATGGGAACTTGCGTTTTCCCGATAGTGAACTTGCAAGCATGCCGCATTTCGGCAGGAGTGAAAGAAAATCGTGCCTCTACCTTCCCAATTTCTTCATCTGATAAGTCTCCTGATCTCATTCTGCTAGACAATTGACTCAGATTTCTCACTGCGTTCTTATCTCTCTTTGACAGTTTGTTCTTATAGAGACAATTCAATGCATCTGTTGACAAGCTGAATGGCCCAAGGAATTTCTTTGTTCGTACGTCAGAGAAGACCCATATAGGTCCTTCTTTGGTCTCGTATCGGCCTCTACTTAGTTGTTTCAAAGACCTTTTCAGATAATTTCTGATCAAGTACCCCATATCTGAGTTTGAAGTAGGATAAGAACTCGTCATCTTGTGTGGAATTCTCTCCAATTCTTCCCGCAGAGGACCAGATCGACACAAATTTTGGAAAGGAGGACTGTCTCCCACCTGATTGGTCAGATACTGTGCTCCTCCATATATCACATCAGCAGTTGACACAATTGAGGACACCCTTCTATGCAATGCCTGGACGGCACTGGCCCTTATAATCCCATCACAAAATCCTCGCATAAATCCACTTCCTTCTACTTTGTACTGTATGCTGAGTGGAAAGATGGAACTCTCCTCTGATCTGCCTGTCTTCTGATAAGTGAGATCTCCATACAGGAATCCTTGGCATCTACCGATATGGTAGGATTTTTCATATCTGGTTAGCGGATCCCAATCTACCTCTCTAAGCTTGATTGGTTTTGATTCTTCCATTATTTCTGTCGCATTGGGTATCCAGCTCTTGATCACTCTGCTGGAAGAGGGAGGGTTGTATACTATTCGTGATTCTAACATTGGCTCTTGAATCTCTCGAAGGCAGGACTTGCAAGTGATATGATAGTGTGTTGCTGTAGAATTTGTCGAATTCTCTCTCAATTCTCCAGTTGTCATTTGACTATACAAGATGCCTGCCTGAAACATGAAGTCGTAATTTTGATCTCCCAGGTCTCTCATTGTGTCTGTGGTGGTCATGATTCTGGTCAATTTGGCAGGACTTTGGGCACTAAATCCGCCGTTGCTGACTCTTGAAGTTGTGAATCGGTGCAATGCTGAACCAGTCCTCTTAAATCCTTGGATATCCTCTTCCCAATCTTCTCCAGTCAATGCCTTAAGATTTTGTTGTATGCTTTTGGCCAATTTTGAGTCAGGTGGAACAAACCAAGAGATACTGTCTCTCAGTTTTGTCGCTCTTTTGATGATAGGTATCTTGCTATCTTTTTCCCAAGGTTGCAAGATGGATGTGGTTTCAGACGTTTTTGAGCCCAGATAAGCGGCCAACGATCCCACTGTGCTATACCAGTTGTTAATCCCTCTGGGACAATAAGAAGATATATATGTCAATCCGGAAGTTTGACAAGGTATACACTCTAGTTCTTTTTGATGACCTTTCCCAAACATTTCTAACGGATGAGGCACCGTCATTCCGATTACTGATCTACCCCAACTCTTCTCTCGAAGCAGATCTGCTTGGGTACTAGAGCATTCCCATATGGAATCAGGAGTCTCTTTTCGGTATGAACCAAGATGCTCTAATGATGACAGTTCGCTCTTAACGACCAACCGATCCAACTCTCTCTTGTAGTAGGACTTGAACAATCCTCGTATTGTTTTTGAATTCTGAAACAATCCAATGAGAGAGTCAGTAACCCCGACAAAGGTACTGCTTCTGAATTCACTCAAGAATCGTGGGAAGAAAGGTTCAATATCCCACAAGAACTCATTCAGAGATTCTTCCTCTTGTCCCAGATACTCCGCTGCCTCCCGGATGATTTGGTTTTGAATTGTGTCTGCTGTCCTAATCAGATGTCCTTTCACCTCTGTCTTCAACAGATTAGAAGCACTCATTCCCATTGAAATATTCAGAGCTGCCGGATCCTCGATGATTTTAGGTATGTGTTCTGGTCTGAATCTTGCCAGCTTGGGATTTCCACAGCGTTTCGATAGGGCTTTCAACCAATCGGATTGACAATTGTGATGTATCATTTTCCAGAAAGCAAGTCCCTCTGTCACTGGATCTGGGAAAGATCGAATTAAGAATCTAGCCAAGGAAATGCCACAAACTCCTCCTAATGAAGGATCCAGATACAGTGTCGCAGCTTTGAATTCTTTGGACATGATGTGGCATTTTCTGAACATCTTTGTATACATACTACTTCGGATGGCAGGGTTGTGCATTGCAATCATCATCAGGCAAAAATTTGCAAAATAGTGGTATTGCAATATCGCATTGATTGGGCTGGCTGCAAAGTGGGCAACTGTAAGAGCATTGGTAGAAACAGAAGACATCACACCTGCAAGAGTTGGAATCTGATCATTGGTGATGCAGGTGACTCTAGACCATCGTTTGGTTTCCAACCCCCTTAATATTCCTCGAAAAACAGGCACTTTACCGTAATTTAAGTAATCCGCCGATTGCATGGTCTCATCATTGTTAATGATTAATCCCAATTTTCCTGTCCCTGTTATGATCCCATTCATGATCGTCTGATTGTTCTCTACCATCGCTGTCAGGAGCATTTTTAACTCATCCTCATTTTTGTAATTTTTGGTTTTATACTGCGTGCAGATCACCTGATTGTCCCCCTGAGCCAGCACCTTTACAACTGTGTTTCTGATAGATGATTCTCGATTGATGACCAGTAAATTGAGTACACTCCATCCTTTCTGCGAAAGCCCTTCTAATCCGCCTGCTTGCCCTTCCCAGCAGACTATCTTATCTGTTGTATTCACTAAAGAATCCCCTCTCACATCCATCAGGTCCGGCCTCCCGTTATAATAAATGAGACTTGACTCAAAGAATTCATGTGTCCTTTCAAACAGTCGAGGGTATCCTAAGAATTGACCCATGACTCGAAATACAGGCCCATTGGATTCTTTCCGTTGATGATTGTTCCATTTTTCATAATCAATGTGGTTCGCAATGCATATAGATGAGTAGTCGTCCAAGCCTTGCCCATTAGTGTTATCTAACATCTTCTTTACCACAGAGGTTAGATCGTCGGCCATCGTTAATCCCTTGAAGAGCGGAACATAATGTGTCTTGATCAGATACTCTGTAATTACAAAGTACTCCCTCAATTGCCATGACATCAGAGAGAAGAATCTCCCCGCAATCTTAAGCTCTCTTTCTTTCCCTTTCAATCCAATGATGAGATTATCTCTGGGTAATCCCTCTTCATCTACTGCTTTAAGGAATGTTGGCCAATCTGTTGCAGGGTTGTTTATCATGGTCTCTAAAACCTTCTTGCTCGGGATTGGTTTGTTGGGTGTGGATATCACGTGGTCAATCACTTCCTTCCTGTTCATCGAATGGCTCTTGTCTGAGTAAATCACGGATGGGTCTAACAGGTCTGGAACTTCGAAGCATTTCGTCAGGGGCAACAAGTGCCATCTATCACCAAAATCCTGAATTTGGGCTGCAGTAGGCCATGTTCCATTATCCACGTGCTCTTTGAGAGGATGTTTTGAGGAAAGAGCGATGGAATCAACATACCACTTTTTCTCTTCTGAAAATTTTCTCTGTAACACTGTGTATGCCAAATCACTCGCTAATGCTGCAGCATACTCTTTATCTATCTGTTTAGGCAGTGTCACCTGATCATGGAGCTTTTGCAGCCCCTCAAAGTAAGATATGAATGGATGACCCCAATGCCTAAAAGATCCATAGATGGTCAATATCAGCTGGATATCTTCAGTATTGTTGACCAGTGATAGAATAGCGGACAGGAGTCCGTCTGTGGTGTCTTCTTCTCGTACAGATGTTTCCACATGTTCTTGAAAATGGGGGAAATCAGGGACCAGAGGACGGTATTTGTGAGCAAGTTCTGACAAGCGCAAGTTGCAAATTGGCTCTAAGAGTTTGATCTTACTGTATCCATTATTCCCTGCTTTCTCGATAATCTGATCCCCATATGAATACAAAGACAGCATAGTCTCCGTATGGGTGTAAATTTGTTCTATTTCCATCTCACAGTTTCCCAACATTGATAACAATGTTTGTAGTCGTCCAATCAAGGTGTCTTTCATCATGAGCAGGAAGTTACGATCCAATAATATCTCGGCTTTATCTATAAAGATCCATCCTGGACAGTATCGGACGGTTCCTAGGGAATATGTCTCGAATTTTGATTGCTTGGAGTTCAATCCAAAAGACTCACATAGTTTTTCTGTCTCACCGGAATCTACTGAATTAATCAACAGAGTCAATTTGTGCAGATCTAAAACCTTCTGCATGAGTAAATGCACCGCATGATGTCCTCTCTTCACAGGAAATTTGATTTCTTTCCCGATCCATCCTTTAATGAAAGTCACTGGTATTTCTGAGGTGAGTTCACTCTCTGCTTGTACTGTTCTTAAGAAGGACTCCCCTTGTGGACAATTGTGTTCTGAGTCGAACCACTTTCCCATCCATGGATGTATCTGATCCCAGGTCTTAATGATGCTGACTCCCTTTAACATTTCTAAAGGTATTTCCCAATTCTTAACTTTCCATAATGAGGGTATGGCTCTCCCAAAATGCTTCAATGTGAGATATTCAATGTCGTCTGAAATTAACGGCGAATTCAAATTGTAATCTACATTATTCAAGTAGTGCATGCGTTCTTCGACACTCAATTTTGAAGTTGGGAAGTAAGATTCCTCATCCGGCAATCCAGACGGAGTATCTTGACTCTCCCATTCAAACATGATGTCTGTTATAGTTTTTTTCATACATCTATTGAGATAATATCTTGGTAATCTGCTGTCTCTCAAACTAAAGACCGCATTTCGTGTGATTCTGTTGCAGGCAGTTTACTCCTCTTCATCAAATAAGTGCAAGCAACACAGCATCTGATGAGAAGAAAGATCAGGATCAGGGCGACCAGAGTCATGCCAAAGAACTTTAGACTAGTTCCCCATCCACTAACCCATTCTACCACTGCATCTACAGGATTTCCATTTTCTCCAGTGTTATCGAAAAATATATCATCCTCTCGGATTTCATCGTCATCATAATGAGGATGAGGGATAATATCGGCTTGGAAAGCATGTTGAAGCTCATCATCTATGATTCCTGATTCTATCATATTCAAAGGGATATGGATCTTCCCATCTTTCCCTTTATATACACCATTAAAACCCTGGTATATATTGCCATCTAACTCCCAGTCATCCCAGAATACTCTTGAGGCGTTAGTTCTAGGGTCTGTCCCATTTAACGAGTCGACAATAGGTCCCTCTACTTCGATCTTGATATAAGTAGTGCTCCCTCTCTCTAATGTTCCGTTTCTCACTCTAAATACTGATCCGAACCCTCCGATTCTTGGAGCCAAATAGCTCAAATCCACTGATGTCAGCTTCTCTTGTTTATTGATTTTCCTTTTAGTCCCTTCACACAAAGTATATTCCACTACATTTTCCAAATTGAAGACTGTGTCAATCAAGTCTAATCCGGGGCGGTGACCGGAGACCAACGTTCCATCAACACATTTAGGCACATTGTCATGAATCGTTGTTAATGTTCCGGCTGTTTTCTCTACCCAGTCTCCTCTCGCGAATTTTATACCATCTTTATTACAGAATTTCATCTGACAAGATCCCCCGAATCTGTATACTCTGTGATGTCTATCTATAATAAAGTTGTTAGCATACATTACATCCCCTCTTGGAACATTCCCGTACATAATTCCTTCAACTTCCTCTATATGTTTTGCACACTCATGCTGTACAGTCTCCTCTGTGATCCAAATAGAGTGATTCCCTTTCATTTCGCACACTTTTTCTCTGCATTCGCCCCCATTAAATTCGTGATCGATCCAATGTCCTCCGTATGGCTCTAAATGAACAGAATGGGGTACTACTCTATAATTAGTATTTGACACCGTTGTGACAGATGCCCATCCGCAACTTTGAGGGGGAAACCCCAGATCTTCATCAGTCCCTGATGCAATCCTTTGAATGATTCTCCTGCATTCATCTATGGTAGGACTGATCGGATGAATACTGTGGGTGATGTATTGGGGTCCATACCATCTATAATCACAAGTTGTTTTCCATTCAGCTGCATGGCAGATCCATCCAGACACTTTATCTGTACTGAATACAGATGGAGATTTTATTGTCAATTTGGTGGCACTCAAACCCATCGTGTTGGGTAGGTTTCCATGGATTGGACATTGATAATCAAATGGCTGAATCACAGGCTGCCATGATATATTTCGACCAGATGGAACAAATATGGGGATTCCTAAGTTGGAGTCAATTAGCAAAAGGAATGCGATGTAGCTGATGATAGACATGATGTCTGTTAGTTTTTTTCATATCTCAGAGAACATCAATCTCAACTTAATCTCCCATGAACAGGGAAGGAACGCGAGGCACCACGTCTACTGGCATAGGAAATGTCCAATCAAGAATCCATTCTCCTGTGGCTGAACAGGCTGCTTCCAGCCCCACCTCTTCCAGATATTTTTGGAAATGGTTGGGGTGGGCTACCTGACACTCTTTCAACAAATTGAGGCCTATCTTTTCCCCGTTTAGGTCACAGATCGACATTCTCAGATCTACCATCCCGTTGTATCCATGTTGATGTACTGGGTATCTAAAGACCTCGATCTCCCTCTTGAAAGGAGGCATTTGACCGAATCGATGAGGTACATAACAACTCCCTTGCACCTTGTTAGAGTACAAAGCCGACCCGTCAACAGAGTATGTTCCCGATACATGCTTGAGTTCTAACGCACAACGGAACATGATCAATCTGTAGAATCTACGCTTGTTCCTAGAACCTTTGTAATCTACATCCCAATTTTTCAGGAGTCCGAGAAGATCCGACATCGTTTTTAAGGGTGTATCCAATTTTACGTCCAATTCAACATGATACCTCATCCACTGCAGTGAGTGGGAGTGAGTATCATGAGTATCCATTAACACTGGCGCAGTCGCCAGTGTCTCCTCATAAGTGGGAGGAGTACCTTTTGACTTCTTGGTTCCAAAGAGCTTTCTTAGAGTAGACATGATGTCTGTTAGTTTTTTTCATATCCAAATTTAACACCCCTATAACCTGTATTTTTGATACAACTTATTGTACAATCTCCTCAGTTTGATCCCAACCAAGGCCATTTCTCGCTCTGTTTGGCTGTGATTACAGTGCAGACGGAATTCGGATTCGCTTATGAACAAATCTCGAATGGTCAGGCTTAGTGGCGGCTCATCTTCTTTCCAGGGATCAAATTGGACGGACAAGACTTTCATGACCTCCCATAATCCCTCCGGTTCTCTTTTCTTGGCCTCCTTGTTCATAGGGAATCTTCCGCATTCATCCCCCGTCTTCAGGACGATTTTTTCCTTTTCCCTAGGTTTGGAGACCTGCTTGCTGGTACCTTCCTCGTTCTTTTTTCCTATGCGTATATCGGGTCGGACATCCTCTTTGCTCGGCTTGTGAGGTAAAAACACTTCCAAGAAATCTCCTTGATAATCAAATAGATCAATGTCATATCCATACTTGTTTCCAATTTGTCCAATCAAGCTTCTCATCATCTTAGAGATCAAGTCTTTACAATTTGGGTCTATGCCACCGAGGCCGTTATAGCGAACATATGTACCTCCCTCATGGTTTGACACAGACGGCATCACTATCCCAGGTCCAAACCCTATATCTATTCCTGTGGGTTCTTCTTCCCAGCTGACTGTCGGGAGATGTTCTTCCCTGTCTTCTTTCTGATCTTCTTCATCTTCGTCCACTGTGATGCTGCTACTTTCTCTGAGGTAATCAGGGATTAAAGAGTCATCGATTGAGTCTTCATCATCATCTCCCGAATCTGATTCCCATTCCTCCTCAGACAAGTCCTCTTCAAAGGTAACATATTTGACTGTCTTTGGAACAGGCTCCTCCATACTCGATACCTGTTCTTCTATTTCCTTGACTGTCTTATCCAAATCAGCATACGCTTTGAGGCTTTCTGACAATTTTGAGTGTAGAGACATGATCTCTGTTAGTTTTTTTCATACTATCAACTACTACTTCTTTTATAACCTAAAATTATCTCAGTGTGATGTGACTATCTTTATCCATAGGTTTGTTTTATCCATTTGCCCACTGAGTTATCACGAGGCCCTGAGATAGTCCCTGCTACTCTTTTTGCCATCATGAGCATGTCATCCGTGGGTTTGTTGTCTACGTCAGAATACCATGCGATCCATTCAACGACAGATCGACTTTTTGGCTCCTCACTCACCAGGTACGAAGCCTCTTTTGGCGGTTTTCTGTATGTGTCTCCTGTGCTGAATTGCTGCTCAATATCAGGGCTGCTACCTAAGGCGTAAGCCATCAGCAAGCTTGCATTTGAGATCGACATTGAGTCGATCTCGTCAGGCTGTCTTGCGTTCAGTGCTCTCTTGGAGCGGCATAATGCAGCAACAAGCTGCCCCCAGAAGTGGAAAGACGGATTCTTTATTGTTGAGTATGGTGATTTGGCAGAGATCCCCATATCAATCAGGTATGGCATGTAAGACGCGCTGTTATCTATCTCCTGTCCAGGCTTCATCATTTTAACCAACTCTTCAGCGACTTCAGTCTGTAGTACCCATGTAAACACTTCTTCAATTGTCAAACCGGTGATTTTAACAACATGTCCCAGGGTGGCGAGTGCTGCACAGTCTTTGAACCGTGACACAATTGTTCCCCACCGGAATGTTGCTTTAATGCTCTTTTTGAAATGGTTGTAAAACATGTCCACACAGGCTACAATCTTCAGGTAATTCCCATCATTGCCCCATACATCGAAATATTTGTGAGTTGCCGTCACAGGGGAGACCCAGTCGGATTTTATTGCTTTACACTGTTTTATCAGGGATTCCATCAGCAAAGTCCGGTATGTAGTCTCACTTGCCCTTCCCACTCTGTAGAGACCTAGCAAGAAGAGAGGCAGCCATGCATCATCCTCAGCACTCACCTCAGCGTTCAGTTTCCCATCTGGTAGCCCGTCGGGGATGTCTTCCACTCGCACCAGGTTAAAAGGCCCGATCTTCTCTCCCTGAATCCCAATCTTGTGTCCGAAGCTATCCCAGTCCGCCTCTAGCAGCTCCCTTTCTCCTTTCAGCACTGCATAGAGATAAGCATTCACATGCTGTATCTTACAGTTTTTCTCCACCAGTCCCATATAGACATATTGCCTTAAAACATCCAATTTTTCCTCCTTGTTAACATACAATCTAATCTCATTCCCCCCTTCAAAAAAGGTGGAAGGATAATCGGCCTGATCTTCGCTAGCTGGAAGCACGGCAGCAACGGTAGCATTTGTTTTGATCCGAATGACACTCATGATGTCTGTTACCATTTTTCTGAAGACAAATAAACCATGTAATGTCATCAACGGACATTTTGACTACGT